CTACCAGGGAACGGGACATAATGGTAAGAAGGCACCGAATTGATTAAGCAGGGAACGAAATAACCAGAACAAAAAGTAGGATGCATGGAGTTATGTCTGTGTATCTTACAGACAGCTTTAAACCCCAATGATAGAAAGATCTTTTGAATATTGTCTCTCAAATCATTAATCTGAACTTCACTTAAATCTTTAGTAAATTCAAAGAAAGTCAAATTGTCATCACCAAGGACTATCATATTAGCCCTGACGGCTCCTACTTTGTTCAGAACAAATTCGTGCAGAACTGCGTTGACATAAGAATTGCCAACAGAGGTGTTGGCATCCCCAGATTTCCTAGTTCCTTCTACTTGATATTTAAGCACTTCCTTACCATTTTTCTTCCAAACTCCCCTAGTTAAATATTGAGCCTTGAAAAGACCAGGAATGCATTCATATAAGAAATCGTTAGAAGACAACACTCTATGATAAAAGTTTTCTTCCAACTTAAGGGCTTTGGTATGAAAGGTAGCGTCGAACCTACTAAAATCAGTTTCTAGTATAAAACAGTTTGATGTCCTATACTTAGTCCTGGTGGCAGCGAACCAACTTCCCATTTGTGATGGTGTTAGTCCACTTGAATAACAAACATTATTCAAGATATTCCAATGAGCTGACAAAGCTTTCGAAATGGGTTTTATTATTACCCCCATAATCATAGCATAAGCGTCATCACGATTGGAAATTGCTCTAGGTTCCCTTTTAGCCTTAGCCAACAAAAATTCTTTTTTTACAAACATATTAACGACTCCATGGTTTTTCAAAATCTTGAGCATATTAGAGGTTGTTTTGCCATTCGCATTTGGTTTAGAAGACCTTATAAGCCAAGGTAGATCGATCCGATTTTTCTCTGTATCGTAACGCATTCTTTGTTTAGGCAATAGAGTCTCCAACCATTGGTCTAGGGACCAACTGTTAACTTTAAAATCTACGTCAGTGTTGATCAAAGGTTGAACATAACCTCGAATAACTAAATCGACTCGGTTTAAAAGTTCCGTCATGACGTCAACATTGACCGTAGGAGTCTCCAATAACACCCTGTTGTTTATAGCACAACTCGCGTTATCTACAGTATCACCGTCAACCGCTGGAAAATTGGTTGTAACCGGTCCACAAGCAAAGGCCCCTAATTTTTCTTTATCATTTGCGCATTCGACATTTTTC